GCCGTTGACGCACCCCACAGAAGGGATCGAGTTTGGATCATCGGACGAAATATGGGCAACGCCGAATACAATGGATCATCTACCGCAAAGATCAGAGGAAGCTCTCAAGAAGCAAGCCACAATAGCACGCAAGGGCAGAAAGAAGCCAGCAAACCTAAGAGAGCAAGTAAATCCAGACACAGTAAAAGCTTGGAAGGAAGCCCAGGAGCCGACAACATGGCCAACGCCGATAGCGTCAACTGGCGGCCCTTACAAGAACCACAAGGGAGACAAGAAGAAAGTTCCATCGAGCGGCAATCCACTAGCGACAGCCGTAGCGATGTGGCCAACGCCCAGAGCCAGGGATTGGAAAATGTCGGGCGATGTAGCGAACTGGAAGGAAAGCAACATTGGCGACACTTGCCTAAGAAGGGCAGTAGCGGAACAGGAAGAGAGTGTTGGCTCTCTGAACCCCCAGTGGGTCGAGTGGTTAATGGGCTACCCGGCAGAGTGGACCGCCTTAGAGGATTAGGCAACGCAATCGTACCACAAATCGCACAGATGATCGGAGAAACAATAAAAAAAACCCCAGTATAAAACTGGGGCTTAGTTCAAACAAAAATTATGACAATGAATATCCCAAAACAGAGGTAAGGATATAAGGCAATGGTAGTTCAAAATATAGATAAAGGCAAGTATCCACCCGCAACATATAGCATATATGCACCACAGATTGTGTCGGCTCTGGAACTAAAACGATTTGGCAATGAATATAAAGGGTCTTGCCCCAACTGTGGCGGCACAGATAGGTTCTGGATTACGGATTACCAGGGCGAAGTTAAGGTTAATTGTAGAAAATGCGGAGATTGGAAAGCCATAATCGAGGCATTGAGAGGACTAAACGTGTACCCAACAAAGGATGAGACAGTGGTTAACTTTCCAGAAACAGAGGAAGTACACCCCTACTTAACGCGAAAAAGAATAAAACAACATAATGCGGAAGTTGATGAGGGTGATTTAAAAATACAAATTATAAATAGCAAAGGCCAAATACAAGGCACGCAGTTTATAGATGAGAATGGCAAAAAGAAATTTAATCATGGCTTGCAATACAAAGGTTGTTTTTCAGTCGTAAACGGGCCAATTACAGACTTTGCCTACATTAGCGAAGGTTGGGCTACAGCTTGCAGCGTAACGGAAGCCACCGGAAAACCATGCGTTTTTGCGCTAAATGCCAGTAATATTACAAATGTTGTCGAAGAGCTAAAAGCAGTCAAACCAAACGCAAAGCTTATTATTGCAGGGGATAATGATGAGGCAGGTATAAAAGCGTGCGAAAAAGCGTTTTCAGATCATGGCGTTGAAAACATCATGCCGCATGGTCAAGGTCTCGATTGGAATGACGTTTGGATCGCAAGAGGCGCAGAATACACAAGAAAAGCACTAGAGCCTAAAAATGTGCTAGATGAGGTCATATTCCCAGACCAGGCTATCGCACAGATAGCGAAAACATACCTAGTTAAAGGTTGGCTTACCGAAAACACAATCAGTGCTGTATTCGGCCCGTCAAACGTTGGTAAGTCGTTCTTTGCACTAGACCTATCCTGGCACATAGCCGCAAACGAAATGTGGCTTAATAGTAGAGTGCAAGGCGGATCAGTGGTGTACCTGGCTACAGAAGGGGGTAACTCATTCCAAAATCGCCTGGTTGCGCTTAGACAACAATACCAGGATCATAAGGATGTAAAGCTTGCCATTAGACCTAGCCCTATCAATCTGTTTAACGCAGAAGAGGACATTGAAAAGGTCGAAGCCATAATAAGAGAAATAAGTAAGTCGCATGGGCAATGCAAAATGCTTGTCATCGACACGCTGTCCAGAGCTACACAGGGTCAAATGGATGAGAACTCAAACTCAGAAGCGGCAAAATTTATCATGCAGCTAGACGGAATAAGAGAAAGAACTGGCGTTCACATCATGCTTATCGCACATTCTGGTAAAGATACTAGCAAAGGATTGCGTGGTGCATCGAGCATTCGAGCCGCAATAGATACAGAAATTGAACTGTCATTTGACGAAGATACACGCATTAGAACCGCAGTAGCCACAAAACAAAGAGATATGGAAACTGGCGAAATGCTCAACTTTATCCTGGAGGTGATACACCTAGGCGAAGATGAGGATGGCGATCCGGTCACAACCTGTGTCATTCGAGAGGCCACAGATGACGAAATAAATGAGGTAGCGAAACCACGGATCAAAGGCAAAAACCAAAAATTATTTAAGCAAGTATTCACGCAGCTAAGAGGCGAAGGTATAGGCGCACCAAACCCTAGCGGAGCCGGATGGCCAGAAAATGCTAAGTTTTGGTGTATTAGCGAAGATACTCTGCAAGAACATTTCATCGGTAAACTTGTCGGCGTTAAAAAACCACAACAAACATATAAACAAACATTCGATGCAATGTTTGAAAATGGTCATATTTCGGTCAATGAGGGCAAAATATGGTTCTGTGGCAATGATGGCAAAACATCCGACAAAGAGAAAAGCGAACCGTTTTAGCGTATGTATATAAATCAATGGGTTATGGGTGGTAAATCGGTCAATTCGGTCGTAAATCGGTCAAGAATAAGGAAATGCGAATACACGACCGGAAAACCGAAAACGTATAGTAATACGTTTCGGTTCGGTTCCGGTTAGCGAAGGTAGAGATTATGTTAGATCCTGGTCATCACTTGCAGTTAAAAAAATTAAAAGAAAAAGTTCTCGAGGTGTTTCCAGGCGCAACGTTCAAGTTGCTGCCCAGGCAAAACCGGGCCTGGACCAGTCCTAGCGAAAATAGTCCTAGCGAAAATAGTCCTAGCGAAAATACTCCTGGTACAAATACTAGCGAAAATAGTCCTAGCGAAAATACCAGGGAAGATAGTCCTAGCGAAAATACTCACCACGCCAGTTTCAAAGAATTAGAAAGAAAATTAGCAACGATCAAAACGATTGAAGAACTCAAAGGATTTGCAAACCGCAGATCAATATTTAAATTAGACGTTCCTAAGTGGAACGAAAACGAAAAGAGGGCGATACAATGGCGCAAAATGGAAATCGAGAGGGGCAGCCGATAAGGTGGAGCGTTTACGATGACGGTTTGAGGCTTTGGATTGATGGTAAACACGTTGGAACAATTCCAACGAATGAACTACTGCATTTGTCACACCAAGCGCTTGATGTTTTACGCTTCACCTATGGGATTGGCGCAACTGGCAAAAAAAAGCCCACGATTAAACGTGGGCTAGGTGGGCAGTAATTGCCTAGAGGAAATTAACAATGTCTAAATTCGTCTGCCATTAACTCTTGTCCTATTCTCTCTAAATAAGCGCAATACTCATCATTGAGAGCTTCTAAAGTATCTGGATTAGTTTGCCCCAATCGAAACGCAGATTTTTCTAAAGGTATTTCAGACCAACATTCTAAAGGCGCTCCAAAATCTAATTCAAAAGCATAGCAATCAACGGTTCTATATTCTTTGTTGTAATGGAACAACCAATTACCCTCTATTCTCAAATCGCTAGGTTTAACTTTTTCATATAAATTGTAAGTCATTGATTGAGCGATTTTTGCTTTTGATGCTCTTACCTTGCGCTTTTCGATATTGCTAGGGTAAGCAAGCCAATCCTCTTTCTCAACTATTGCTTTGCAATGTTGGCAAGTTACCGCACACCATGCAAAGTGATAAACTATTCCTATCCGGTCACAATGTGGGCATAAAATACGGCGTCCACTTTGTGGCGCTCTAGTGTGTTTAGTTACTGGTTTAAGCATTGTCATTTTCCTCTGTTGTCATGCCTTTGATTAAGCATGGGATGGGAGCGCCTCAACGCTCCACACCGATACTTAAGCAAATAGTACGATTGCAAAGAGCATAGCGATTGCAACCGCGCTTAGAATGGTTTCACTAATCATTCTTTTTGACCTCATATTTTATATATTGTTTTAAGTTTCCCAATTCGGCTTGAGCAATGCGTAGTCTTAGCATTGTTCTTTCAAGTTGCGTTTCCCCATCTCTCAACTCTTTGAGAGTTTTTTCGATGCGGTCTAACGTTTGATAAGCTTCTTTGATTTTCATTCTAAACACCTCCCATTCTGGTTATTGTTATTCGGTCGGTTACGCCGACACTATCCATAGATTGGCCAATGAAAAGACCGTCAATATCATCCACCGATAAGCCGTAAGCATCAAGGTTCCATTCTTCACCCATAAAATCTTTAAGGGTGAAAAAATCCGGCGGAATGTCCTCTGGATAACCTTCTTTCCATTCGACCATGTAGACACAACTTTTTACTAAGCTTTTGACAAAATGAATTGCGTCCTCATAATTATCAAAGTTTTTTGCGACTTGCCTTGTGTCGTGACAACCGTATTCGCTACGCTCAACAAAATACCTCAAATAAGGTTCGTCATCTTTTTTGTCATAGCGTAGGTCGCTTGATTTATGATCTTTGAAGTCAATCCAAAATCGTATGGCCTCATCTTCATTGTCTAATGGTTTGCAGAGATGGGGCATTGCTTCGTTGTGCCAACATTGATCTTCAAACCCATAAAGAGACAAATCTAATGTGGCTTTGTAGTAGGTTTCTAAATCATCATAATCTGGAAACTCACTTTCAACGCCACCACCCCAAATAATGCGATAATCAATTAAACCAAGTTCGCCCTTGATCCATTCGAAAAGGTGCTTTTCTAACTCTTCTAAACTGTCGCTTGTTATTTCTGAGCGTTCGATCAAAAGACTATATCGCTTACCACCCATTTTTAACCACTTATCGTCATATTTCTGAATGTGGTAAAAATTGTGATAGTCCTCATCTCTGTGTGGTTTCTTTTGGTCTAAAGGCAAATAAACAAATCCATTCCACTCTTGGTCATTGTAAGGATCGTTTAACGTGGCAGATATTCTTTTATAAAACTCAAACATTGTTTAACCTCCAAATATTTCAAATGTCATTCCGTCATGATATTTGACGGTTTGGCCGTTTGGTAAATTTACGAACCATTGATATTTTTCTTGCCAAACATCAAAGCGCAACGCGAATTGAGTTGAGGCTTGGTTCATTTTGCGCTTGGTTGTGACAGTTTCCCAACCGTCACTATTCAAAGTTACCTTGTTATCTTTCCAAGCTACGATTTGTGTATTGTGATAAGTTACACCGCCTTGATTATCTTTATTCCACCAAGTCGTTGCGTAGTTGCTTAATTTATCCATTCTAGGCATTGTCTAATTTCCTTTTTGTTTACACATTATTAATATAATTCTTTTTAAACGTTTTTTAAGAGTTACACAAGAGAATAATAAAAGGTGTAAAAGCGGCTATATTTTAGCCGCTTTTACTGGACCAGTTACGCCAGTTTTGCGCCTCGATTTATTTCGGCAGCCTGTCCAATATTGCGTTTAAAAAGGCTTCATTTGATCTGAATAATTTTGATCCTTTTGTGGTAATAATTAGCCAATGGTTTTGATCCTCAACATCATAAGAAACCAAGCTAAAATTTTTACCTTCAATCATTTCAAAGTTTTTAAACTGTGCGGTGTTATTTTCCATTAATAAATGTCCTTAAAAAGTTTGATTACACTTAGTAGACGATTTAGAACGCAAAAAGTTTCCAACTTTTTTAAACTTTTTTATAAACGTTTGTAAAACAACAAAACTTTTTTATAAACCGACACGAAAAACACAAAAGCGCAAGTCGCGCACGCGCACGCGCGAATAATAAAAAGCGTTAAACTTTACAAGGTTTTTGTCGCTTTTGTTATACTTTGGGTTTGCTTAAGGCTAACACATTGATTTTGTTATACTTTAGTTTCGCATAATAAACATTATGTTAATTATTGTTTTGCTTTCGGCTGGATTTTTTTTGCGCAACCCCCCCCATCAATCTTTTTCTACCTACTATTATTATAATACATTCCCACACACTGAAATGTGTGCTACAGTTCTGCCAGGGGTCACTTTCCTGTTTTTGGTATTACTCCCTTACACTATAAAACAATCCTCCCAGTGACCCCCCCCACCCCCCTATATTGCTTTTGCAGAATATCATGCTAAAATTCTGAAAAAATGAGGTACGAGCATGGCGGGCAAACCACTGGCAAAGAAGAGAAGGGCTGAGATAGAGCGTAGGGGTGGCGGTGAATATCTGCGTGAGTGGATATTGTCTGGCAAGTCCATACGCAGCCTTGCGGCTGACATGGATATGTCTCAAGGTGCGCTTCGGAATATCATATTGAAGAACCCTGAGTTATCGAGTGCTGTTGATAATGCTAGGCGAGATGCGGCGGATGCACATTTTGAGGAAGGGTTTGAGGCTATATCTGAGGTTAGTGACCGCAGACAGCGTGAGATTGTGGAAGCCTTGAATGGGGATCGAGACATTAGCGAGGCAAATGTTAGCCAGGTTGATTTAGGTTTGCTTAAGCAGAGAGTTGGTCAACACAATTTGGCGGCGCAAGCCTGGAACCAAGAGCGGTATGGTGGCAGGGCAAATCAGCAGATTAACATTAGTATTGGCGATTTGCATTTAGATGCGCTTCGCAAGGTAAAGGTTATAGAGCATGAATGATCTTTCGCAGAACACGATGTTGGAGTTTGCCCAACGTTACTCCAAAAAGCCATCATTGTTTGTGCGTGAGGTGTTAGGTGTTGAGCCTTTGGATTACCAGGCTGAGTTTCTCGATGCGATTGCGTCTGGTGAGCGTAAGATTAGCATAAGGTCTGGGCATGGTACGGGCAAGTCAACGGCTGCTTCCTGGGCGATGCTTTGGTACTTCTTGATGCATTATCCGAATAAGGTTGTTGTGACTGCGCCGACTTCTAGTCAGTTATTTGATGCTTTGTTTGCAGAGTTAAAGCGGTGGATAAATGAGTTGCCGGAAGCGTTTCAGGCGTTATTGAACGTAAAGTCGGATCGTATTGAGCATACTTCTGCGCCGAGTGAGATGTTTATTTCAGCGAGAACCTCAAGAGCGGAAACGCCAGAAGCGTTAGCCGGAGTTCACTCCGAACACGTTATGTTGGTTGTAGATGAGGCTAGTGGTGTGCCGGAGCAGGTTTTTGAGGCGGCGGCAGGCTCTATGTCTGGTCATAATGCGACTACGATTATGTTAAGTAACCCCACGCGAAGTAGCGGTACGTTTTTTGAGAGCCAGAATAGAATGGCGGATAGTTGGTGGACTAGGCGTTGGTCTTGTGTTGACAGTCCGTTGGTTAGTGATGAGTTCATTGAGGAGATGAAGTTACGCTATGGTGAGGAAAGCAATGCGTTTCGCATTCGTGTATTGGGTGAGTTTCCTCTTGCAGATGATGATACGATCATTCCGTTTCACCTGGTAGAGAATGCACTGCATAGAGATGTTAAGATTGATGAGGAAACGTCTAGCGTCTGGGGTTTGGATGTGGCTCGGTTTGGTCAGGATAAAACAGCGCTATGTAAACGCCAAGGTCCTATTGTGACGGAAATACGGTCCTGGACCGGGTTGGATTTGATGCAGACTGTTGGTCGAGTTGTGGCGGAATATGAGAGTTTACCCCCCTCACGCCAACCTACACAGATACTTGTGGACAGTATCGGTGTAGGTTCTGGTGTGGTTGATCGGTTAAATGAGATTGGTTTGCCTGTTCGTGGTGTAAATGTGGCGGAAGCCCCTAGTATGGGCGATACTTACCTAAATTTACGCTCTGAGTTGTGGTTTAAGACGAAGGGTTGGCTTGAGGATCGAGCGTGTAAATTACCGAAAGACGATCAGTTGGTCGCGGAGTTGACTAGTATTAGGTATAGTTTTACGTCATCTGGCAAGATGAAAGCCGAAAGTAAGGATGAAATGCGTAAGCGTGGGTTGGCTTCACCGGACTTGGCTGATGCGCTATGTTTGACTATGGCAAGTGATGCGGCAACTGCTTTGTCTGGCGCATTTAGTAGTTGGAGAAATAACATAAAACGTAATTTGCGTGGGATCGCATAATGTGTTACGTTGCAGAAAACAGTGAAGGAGATTGTTATGCCTATGGGTAAAGGAACTTATGGAAGTAAAAAGGGTAGACCACCCAAGAAGGGCGGTAAGAAAAAATAATGGCTAAAGGTATAAAGCATTATTTTCGAGATGGAACTGAGCATAAAGGCACTATGCACAAGATGGCCAATGGTCAGCTTCATACTGGAAAGACGCATACTAAAAATAGTAAGCGTCTTTTTCATTTTACAGATTTAAGTATGACTGCTAAGAAAAAAGCAAGGAAAAGGGTATAATGGCTAAAAAACCTGGATTGTATGCCAATATTCATGCCAAGAGGAAGCGTATCAAGGGTGGTAGTGGCGAAACGATGAGGAAACCTGGGTCTAAAGGTGCGCCTACGGCTAAAAACTTTAGACAAGCGGCAAAGACGGCAAAGCCTGTTAAGCGAAAGAAAAAGTAATGCCATATTCTAAATACAGCCCAAAGCAGAAAAAGCTTGCAGCCGTAGCTCGGCCGCGTAAGAAGATCACAGGCGCAGATTTAAGAAAATTGAGTAGAAAAAAGAAGGGTAAGAAGTAATGGCTGAACCTAAAGAAATTGAAAAGAAGGGTATGGGCAAAGACAAAGGTAGCCGTAAGTATGAGAGAGCGTCTGCTGCTGATCGTCAAAAAGCTAATACTGATGGTAAGTTTGGGTATTTTGACGAGGCAAATAAAAGATTTGTTCCTGCCTTTATAGATATGATTGACGGTGGAGACCGTGATAATCGAGGAGATGATTTTGCTGGTGGTCCGTTAAGCGGCATTCTAAACGCTCTTGGTGTTCCGCCTTATGGCTCTTTGAGGGATCGTCCTTTTGGTGGTCCAAGCGGTTCGCCTATTCAGCAGGCAGTGGCGGGTAGTGGTGCTGATATGGATAGCTCTATTCGTCCAAGAGCAAGGCCTAGTCAAGTTACACCTTATCAGCAACTTTCCTATGGTATGGGCGCTGGTGAGGCAGGCAGAGGTTTTATGCCTCCTGATACACCTTTGCCATACGCGACTATGAATATGGGTGAGGCAGGTCGTGGTTCCATGCCTCCTGATACACCTTTGCCATACGCGACTATGAATATGGGTGAGGCGGGGCGAGGATCTATGCCTCCTAATATACCACCACCTGTTTCTACTTATGGTAATGATATTGATCCTACCCAGGATGGTCGTATCCAGGCACAGAGAAACATAGATAATCGTGAGCGTATGCGGCAAGTTATGAGCCAGATAACTCAGGCAGAATATGATGCTATGTCTCGCGGTCAAAGAGCGGATATGGGTTTGCCAGTTAGGGGTATAGACTTAATGTTTGCCGGATCAGATGCATTTAAACAACCTATGGTTGGCTCTGGTCGGGGTCGAGCAAGTGGTGATTATGGTTTTGACCGATTTATGAACATGGTTAGAAATGACGCAAATTACAGTTACTTAATGAATGACCCAGAAATGGCTTATTCTGTTTACAATAGAATGCAGCAGTCTGGAACTCAATTTTAACAATGCCACGAAAAGCGGAGAAAGCCATACGCAAAACGACCAAAGGCAAGGGTCGTAACTACCGCACTGCAAAAGAAGGCGCGGGTATGACTGCAAAGGGTGTGGCGGCGCATAGGCGTGCTAATCCTGGTTCAAAGCTTAAAACGGCTGTAACAAAAAAGAAAAATTTAACTGCAAAAGAAAAGGCTCGTAAGAAGTCATTTTGCGCCAGGTCAAGAGGCTGGACAGGTGAACGCGGCAAAGCTGCTCGTAGAAGATGGAATTGTTAGATGGCGTTATCAACTTATGACGAACTAAAAGCTAGTGTTGCTGATTTTTTAAATCGCAGTGACCTAACCTCAGTTATACCTGATTTTATTAAAATGGCTGAAACTGATATGAACCGTAAGGTTAGGCATTGGCGTATGGAGAACAGGGCGTCTGCAACGATAAGCGCTCAGTATAATGCTTTACCTACTGATTTTTTAGAACCAATTAGGGCGCATATTGAAACAGGTGATTACAGACCGATAGAGCTTGTTTCGCAGTTTGAGATGCAACAAAGGCGTAAGAATAATTTAGATGCATCTGGTAAGCCTAGTTTTTATTCTATTACGCAAGGTGAGATGGAGATATACCCAACGCCAGATGGTAATTATGGTATAGAGTTAAACTATTATGCAAAGATACCGTCTTTGAGTTCTTCTACAACTACAAATGAAATATTAACTAATTTTCCTGATGCTTATTTATATGGTTCATTAATTCATGCGGCTCCTTATTTGCAAGAAGATAACAGAACAACAACATGGGCTGCGTTGTATCGAGCCTCGATTGATGGTATAAACTCAGAAAGTAACCAGGCTAAGTTTGGTGGTACTGGTAGGCGCATGAGGGTGAGGGCGTACTAATGGCGACTATTGTAAAACGTGCAGTCAAGGGCGCTCCGCTTACACATGATGAAGTTGACGCTAATTTTGATAATTTAAACACAGAGCTTGCTACAAAGTTAACAAACTTAAACGCAGGCGGCACAGT